ACCCAAAGGAGCTAGCCACCATGGCGGCAACGACTTACCTTTCCCAGCCGGCGTCGCTGACCATTGGCGGCGTGCAGCTGGCGGACCAGTGCTCAGCTGTGACCCTGACCCTTGGCCAGAACCCGCTTGTGTCGACCGCATTCGGCGATGGTGGCGAGCGTATGGTCGGGGGCCTGCAGACCGTGGAGGGCACCATCACCCTGTACGTTGATTACGGCAACAACAGCGTGGAGAACACCGTCGCGGCCGAGCTGGGCGCTGGTGACACCGCGATTGTCATTCGCAAGGACGCTGGCGCCCCTGGCGCATCGAACCCCGAGTGGACGATCAGCGACACCATGATTGCTAACTACCCTGTGACCTACACCGTGGGTGAGCTGCAGGTCATGGAAGTGGCTTTCTCGGGCGGCACTTGGGTGCGCGACGTCACCTGATCAATCCAAAGGGGTAAACGATGGCTGACACCAAGGCAGTAAATGGGAACATCGAATTCACGACGAAATCGGGTTCCTACATCGTTGACATTGCATCATTGAAGGTCGTCATCCAGTTTGAGCGGCATTTCAATGTCTCCGCTCAGGTCATGAACATGGCCCCCCGGGTGGAATACCTGGCGTACATGGCGTGGGCAGCTGCACGCGCTCAGAACATGCCGGTGGCAGACACCTTTGATGGTTTCGTCGACGAGCTGGTGGACATTGAGCAGGTGGACGGCGAGCAGACAGATCAAAACCCTACGGACGGGGGACAGTAAGCCGGGCACTGGCCGTGGTGCTGGTGCAAACGGGCTTCTGGCCCCCAGATGTAGCCTTCACGATGAAAGACCTCAATACGGTGCTTGAGGTCATCAAGGAAAGCCAAAGGTAATGCCGGCGACAATCAAGACCGAGGTTGTGGGCGTCAAGGACACAATCAAGGCCCTGCGCCGCATTGATCCCGAGCTTCGCAAGCAGTTCAACCGCGACATGAAAAGCGTGCTGGCTGGGACGGTGGCCGAAATCAAGGCCGGGTATCCCAACGCGCTGATGTCCGGAACGGTGCGGGATTGGACGCCAAACCTTGAGCGCGGGTATCAAATCTTTCCTTGGAACGCTGCAAAGGTTCGCCGTGGCGTGACCGTCAAAACGTCAACGCGCAAGAACAAGAACAGCGTCGTTTACATCAGCCAGTCCGTCCCAGGGGGCATCCTGTTCGAGACTGTGTCGCTGAATAACGAGCTGGGGCGAAACATTCGCACGATTGCGCCGCGGTCAATGTGGCCGACTGTCGACCGAAATCAAGGTGAAATCCTTGACGGGGTCCAGAAGATCGTTGTCAGGGTTGGCGACCTTGTGCAGAAGGAGATTGGGTAATGGCAATAACCATCCCGATCCTGACCGATTTTGACGGCCGTGGGATCGACCGTGGCATAAAGCAATTTGGGCAGCTGGAAACCAAGGGGCAAAAGGCCGGTTTCCTGATCAAGAAGGCCGCGCTGCCCGCCGCTGCGGCTCTCGGGGGTCTGGGCGCTGCCGCGTTTGTGTCGGCCAAGGCCGCTGCTGAGGATGCAGCTGCTCAGGACAAGCTCGCAGGCACCCTGCAGCGCGTCACGGGCGCCAGCGATGCTGTCGTCGCCAGTACCGAGGACTACATCACCACGCTTTCGCAGGCCGTGGGCGTGGCCGACGATGAGCTCCGCCCGGCGCTAGGCAAGTTGGCGACAGTCACTAGGGACGTTGGCAAGGCTCAAGAGCTGCTGGGCATCGCCCTGGACGTCAGCGCTCAGACCGGAAAGCCGCTTGAGGCCGTCACAACTGGGCTGGCAAAGGCATACGGGGGCAACCTCGGAGCCCTCAAGAAGCTGATCCCCGGGTTTGATGAGGGAATCGTCAAGTCAAAGGATTTCGAGGCCGCGCAGGCCGAGCTCGCAAAGCTCACCGGGGGCGCCGCGTCCGAAAGCGCAAACACCGCTGCCGGCCAATTCCGCCGGTTTGGCATCGCAATCGAGGAAACCAAGGAAAGCATCGGCGCGGCCCTGTTGCCGATCATCCAGGCGTTCCTCCCAATCCTGCAGCGCATGGCCGCGTTCGTGCAGGAGAACAGCGGCGTGGTTGTCGCCCTGGGCGCGGCCGTGGGCGCCCTGTCAATCGTCGTCCTGGCCGTCAACGCTGCAATGAAGGTGGCAGCTGCAACGACGGCAATCTTGACCGCTGCCCAGATTGCCTACAACATTGCCCTAAGCGCCAACCCAATAGGGGTCGTGGTGCTTGCCGTCGCTGCGCTAGTGGCCGCGTTCGTCACCGCCTACAAGACCAGCGACACCTTCCGAGAAATTGTCGACGGGCTGTTCGGTGCGCTACGGGGCGCCTTCACGTTTGTCAGGGATACCGTTGGCCCGATCATTGAGGGCTTTGTCAAGGCTCTCAAGACCGCGTTCAATTGGATCAAGGAAAACGCCGGCCCAGCGCTTGAAGTGTTGGAAACCGGGTTCAAGACGGCGTTTGCACCCATTTACCTCGCAATTACGGCTATGGACAAGCTATTGAATCTGCTGGGGTCATACAAAAAGGGCGCGAGAGGCGTGCCCAATCTGACCCGTCCCGGTTTGCCAGGGGGAATCGACAACAACCCGGCCACGCCATTTGCCAAGGGCGGAATCGTGACCCGTCCAACCTTTGCCCTAATTGGTGAGGCTGGCCCCGAGGCGGTCATTCCGCTTAACCGGGCTGGCGCGATGGGCGGCATCACCATCAACATCGAGGCGGGCCTTGTGTCCACGCCTGACCAGGTTGGCCAGCAGATCATCGAGGCCATTCAGCGGGCGCAACGGCGCTCAGGGCCAGCGTTTGCAGCAGCATGAGCACGCCGACCATTCAAGTCCTAGTTGGCTTTGAGCAGACAACGGGTTTCGCAACACCCTTTCAGCTCGACAATGCGACTTATGGCCTGCTGGACACCGGCAGGCTGGGCGGCATCCAAATGCTGGACGTCACCAGCATGGTCAGAAGCATCACCATCAACCGTGGTCGCAACCGCGACACCGAGCAGTTCAACGCCGGCACCGCGTCAGTTGTGTTTTACGACCCTACGCGCCAGATGGACCCGCTGAACCAGAGCTCGATTTACTACCCGTTCATCGGCCCACGCCAGCCAATTGAGGTTTACGCGGCTGGTCTGCCGATCTACGCGGGCACGATCACCGACTGGGATCTTGATTACGATTACGTCGAAGCCGGGAATGTAACCACGGTCCAGTGCTCGGACAATTTTACTGTCCTTGCCAACATGACCTTTGCCGCCTGGGCACCCGTCGAGCAATTGACCGGAGCTCGCATCACGGCGGCGCTCGCCAGACCGGAAATTGCATACCAAGGGCCGCGTGTGTTGGACACGGGCAACAGCATTCTGGGCGGCACCCCCGGCGGCGGCGGCGCGTATGACGTAGACGACGGCACCAATGTCCTGTCATACCTGCAGCGCATTTCAGCGTCTGAGGGCGGATTCCTGTACATGGACCACACAAACGCTCTTGCATTCGTCGACCGCCGGCGAAACATCAACCCGGCTTCTCTGGCGTCATTCACAGACGACGGCACTGGCATTCCTTACCAGTCGCTGACAAACCAGTATGGCGACGAGCTGTTGTTCAACAGCATCCAGATGCAATCCCCCGCTGGCTCAATGCAGGTGGCGTCCGATAGCACCAGCATTGCCCGTTACCAAGCGTCCCAATACTCAAAGCTTGACCTGCTGAACCACAGCACGGCGGACGTCCTTGACCTTGCACAAGCGTTCCTTGCCATTCACAAAGACCCCATTCTTAGGTTCACCGGCGTCGATCTGCAGCTCGCGGCCCTTGACGCCAGCGACCAAAGCACCGTTCTCACCCTTGACCTGGTCGACATTGTCACGGTGCAAAAGTCGTTCAGTGTGGGAACCCCGGTTAGTGTTTCTGAACCGCTTATTGTCAGCGGCATTTCGCACACCATCACGCCGGGGAATCACCGCGTCAAGCTGACATTTGAGCATCTAGATTCCCGAGCCTATTTCACGTTGGATAATGACCCGCTTGGCAAGCTCGATCAAAACTTTCTTGCATTCTAAGGAGTAACAATGGCGTGGAGCACCGTACCCACATTCACCAGCGGGCAGATTCTGACTGCTGCTCAGATGAATGGACTCGGCACCGACCTCAACGAGCTGCGCGGTGACTTTGCCTGGGCGCAGCGTGCCAGCACCGACCTAACGCTCAACAGCCTCAATTGGGCCAATGTCGACACGGCAATGGATCTGACTCTTGCGGCAGACGCTGGCGATTGGGTTGAGGTTGCCGCCAGCGGCCTGTGGGGCAGCGAAAACGTCGTTGGTTATCTCGACGTCGTAACCATGGTTGGATCAACGGTCACGAATTCGTTTGCCGAAAATGGGGCGGTCAGCGCGGCTAGCGGCGGCATTACCGCGTGGCGAATTGACGGCACGATCGTTAGGTCATTTGGCGGCAGTTACTTTTACAAGCTCGTCGCCGGTGACATTAGTTCTGGCAACGTGACGCTCCGCCTGCGCTACCGCACGGGAACGGCCACCAATAAAACGTTGTTTGCGACCACGCTTGCGCGTTTCGTCTGGTTCGGCCGCAACCACGGGCCAATCGAAATCTGATGACCCCCGAGGACGCGCACACGATCCGCCAGGACATACGCGAATTGCGCGATGCGCTGGCGACCGTGGAAAGCCTGCAGCGCGAAGCCAATCACCGCCTGGGCAAGCTCGAGGGGCGCGTGTTTGAGATCGAACTCTGGCGTGCGCGTTTGCAGGGCGCAGCTGCAACCAGCCGCGTCGTCTGGCTTCTGGCCGGCGGCGCAATCACCGGCATCATTGTCGGCATCGTCAACAACACCTAGGGGACGTCGTGATCAGCAACGGGCAGGCAACGCTACGGAAGGCAGGGCACTACCTCGGGGCGCAGGAGGGTGCCAAGCCCAACCGTTCCGGCGATCCGATCGTCGACGAGTGTCAAGAGATGTACGGCTTGCTGGGCGTGCCCTGGTGCGCGTGTTTCGTCGGGTATGTGATCGACAAGTCCGAGGCGTCGGCGCAATACAAGAAGAACGCCAAGGTCGTCGTGCATCCGTCTACGGCCGAGATGGTCGCCCGAGCTCGCCGGAAGGGCTGGTACGGCTCGCACGGCAAGAACACCAAGCCGGGTGATCTGTTCATCATTGACGGCTTGCATGTCGGGTTCGTCAACGCGCTGAACAATGACGGCACGTTTCAGACCATCGAGGGCAACGCCAGCAATGGCGTCAGGAGCCTTACCCGGGCATGGTCGGACGGCTGGCAGGTGATCAGCATTCCCGGCGTCGGCAACCCCGGGCCTGCGGCCGTGGTCGAC